CTTCAATTTTACTCAAAATTTGATCTAAAGTCATAGTGGCAGATTTATCAGTAACATGTAGTTCAGATGCTACAGCGGTTGCCCATGGATTGACTTCAGAATCTCTCTTTTCAATTTCCTCAACATTATCTGGAACAAGTGCAGATTGTTGAAGGGCAGCTGCTGCACGAAAGAGACTAGTAAATTTATAAATAACTCCAGCTATAGCACACATGCTAATGAATACCTTAGTTTTACTTTCTCTAATAGATCTAAAAACATCAATAGTAGAATCTCTACGAGAGAGTAATTCATTCATTCTATCATCACGCCATTTTGCTAACAAGCTTCCATAAATTAATATATGAAATAAGATGATAAATCCACTATATAACAGAGAACCAATAGAATTAAATAAAGACGTAGCTGTCAAAAATAAAATAAGTGATAATGATATACTTTTCCTTATTTTCTTCTCAAAATTGAGAAATCCACGAGCATTACATAATAAATATGTTCGTGTAACTATCTTATTAGTAAACAAGAATGTTGGCACATTGTTTAAAAAATTGGATGTACGAACTCCCATAACTTCAAATTGATCTTTAATAAAATCAAAAGAATCCTCCAAAGAAGCTTGTTGTTCAGAGTGAATTACTTCATTAACATTCTCACAATTGCAAAATGTATGTGCCAAATTGCAAATAGAACAATATTTACGAGAAGCAACTAAACTTTCTCCTTTCTTAATTAATCTTCGTTGATTTTCAAAATGACGTTTACATTTTGATGTGAGAAATACAAGAGTTTGATCAATAGTACGAGGAGTTAATTCATGTACACCATCTATATGGCGTAAGTGAGAACTATCTCCACCTCTTTTCCTTTCTAAAGGTGTATAAATTTGAATATCCCAAATATCATTAACTAATGAATCTCCAGGGAAAGTTTCCAAAGCTTTATTGCTATCAAGACGTCCATCTTGAAGAGAAAATGCTGATTTTACCGTTACTTCCAAGTGCACATCAGCACGTCGAACAATAGAATATGGACAAATAGATCCAATATTGGCATGTTTCGCTAAAGGAGCATTTGAGGTAATTACGAATACTCGGGGTCGAATTTCAATCTTTCCCTTTTCATGAAGATCAGCTTTATTAGCATAAGTTATCATATTATTATTAATATCAATAATACGTTCTGTAGGAGCTTTATCCAAAAAATCAGATTTGGTATTTCCCAAATCATCAAAGAAAATCCCCGTAGTATGTCCTTTAAGAGTAGAATCAAATTTGTCAGATTCCTTAATAATAGCGGTGTTCTTAGTGTCAGGATCAACACCTGCAGCCGCTAAACAATCGGCCATTACTACTTGGGCAATAGTGGTTTTACCACGACCAGAATCTCCCCAAACATAAACTGTAAAAGGAGCAAAACGCATGGATCCGTCAATGCGTTTAGCATGATACGCAGCTCGATTTTTCCTCAAAACATCAATGCGTCTTTCTAAATATCCCTGTTGCCAAGTACCTTTGGCAGATTTAAAAAGTCTTTCAGCCAATTCTAAAGCTTCATCTAATAATTGACTATATTCAATGTCACTAATAGTTTGTAATTTACCTTTAATAGTAACATTTTTCTCATGTAAATTAAAAACCATAGCATGTTCATGTAACTCCAACAAAGGAAAATATAAATCATCTAAAGCTTTACTATCGTCATTAGAAAAGAACAGAGGTCTAAAAGATTTTTGCTTAAAACATTCATAACCACCTTCAATAAAATAGACAACAGTATCTAATACTGCTCCTACCAAATCAATTGCTGTAGAATGTTTAGAAACAGTTCCCATTCGAAATAAATCTACTCCTTGTACAGACCATTTCAAATTGGTAACAGAACACAAACCAATAGAAGCTGCAACAGAAATGAGTGCTGAGATTTTTCCAAACATAGGTGCATTACGCGCAGCTTCCCAATTTTCTCGTAAATGTGGAATTTTACTAAGCCAATCGGCACTAGAAGGGATTTCATCTCCAAAGATTCCTGCTTGTTGTACAAAAATATTATATCCAAATAATTCTTTACACCATTTGATGGTATCCTCTTGAGCCATAATTTGCTCACAAAGGCTTCCAGTGGTTAATGCTCTTAACGATAAGACAATTTGAGCAGCAACTTGGGCTGGAGTTTTCATAGCAGGTAATGTAACAGCTAAAGCTCCAATTACCTCTAAAACTTCCATAAGTTTAGTAGTATGAGATTCAGCATTCATATTAATTAACTTATCTTTAGCTAAATCAATAATGCTCGCTGGATAAATTTTTTCCAGTAAGGATTGATGAACATATTCAATATTATTGTTAGCAGAAAAATTTTTCTTTGGAATATTTTTTGGAATGAAATGTTGATTTCCATTTTTCCTCAAATCTTTCAATTTCTCTCGTCTACAAGCACACTTCTTTTTATTAAATTTTTCTTTACGTGCTTCTTTAGTATTAAAGATTTCAGATTGAGGTATGTAAGAATTCTGAGTTGAATTCAGACAAGGGGTAATAGATGAGTAGGTTTTCTCCGTAGAGCAATTGTAAACCTCATTATTGTTATTTACAATTTTATTATTATGTGCGATAAAAGTTCCTTGGCTTGACATTTTCATTAAATTTGAAAGCGACAAGCACAGAGGAACCAATTCGCGAAAAGCCCGCAAAATTGGTATTCCAATTGTGCTTCGACACAAAAGCTTTACTTCACCACTCAGTTAAGAGGATGAACTTACTTACGTACTTTAAAACATGTATTATTCGCCGCAGGCAGAGGCGCTACACTAAGTACATCGGTTGGTAAGGGTTAAAC